TCCTCTTGAAGAGGGAGCCTCTCGTTTATCTAGACTATGCCTTGATGGCACCTGAACAACGTTGCCCCGTTCACCTGGCCTGCGGTGTCTCACGACATTGACAGGGGGCTACTAGAAACTCGCCCAGTTCGTCACGTTTATCCTACTTGGTCGGCTCAACCGCATAGAGGGGTGGGTCATGCCCCCGTTTGTGATGACTGTATCATGGTTTACCCCATTGGGGAATACGGCAGTTTCCTATACAATCTTGTCATGGCTTATCGAACTCCTGCTGTGCTGCCCAAGACTGAGTACCAGCGCCTCAAAGAGTTGAAGAGGATGCTGGTTGAGTCTAAGGGCGAGGCTGTGGTCAAGAAAGTGATTGACATCGCCATGAATGACGATCATCCTCAGCAGATGGTTGCGCTCAAGATGTGCATGGAGAGGGCATTGCCTGTCAGCATGTTTGAGAAGACCAGTGCACAGCGCAGTGCTGTCAACATCACCATCTCTGGCATCGGTGTCCAGGTTGGAGAGACTGTCGAGGCTGAGGACGTAGAACCCAAATATGAGTGACCTGAACTTCTCACTACTGCCCTGGCAGCAAGAGGTCTACAAAGACCCAACCCGTTTCAAGGTGATTGCTGCTGGCCGTAGGTGTGGGAAGAGCAGGCTTGCGGCCACAATGCTAATCATCGAGGGACTGCGCTGCCCTCAGGGTTCAGCAGTGCTTTACGTCAGTCCCACTATGGGACAGTCTCGCCAGATCGTGTGGGACTTGTTGCTGGATCTGGGTAGGGAGATCATCCAGACCTCCAACGTCAACAACCTGGACATTACACTGATCAACGGGGCCAGGATCTACGTCCGTGGCGCTGATCGCCCTGACACACTACGGGGAGTGTCTCTGACCTTTGCCGTGCTCGACGAGGTGGCAGACATCAAGCCCCAAGCCTGGGAGCAGGTTATCCGCGCTTCTCTGTCCGACAAGAAGGGCAAGGCTATCTTCATCGGAACGCCAAAGGGTCGTAACTGGTTCCACGACCTATGGAAACTGGGTCAGGACGGTGATGATGCTGACTGGAAGTCATGGCACTTCACCACCAAAGACAACCCTCTGATCGACCCAGATGAGATCGAGTCTGCCAAGAAAACGCTATCCAGCTTTGCTTTTAAGCAGGAGTACTTGGCATCGTTCACCAATGCTGGGTCTGATGTCTTCAAGGAAGAGTGGATCAAGTACGGGGAAGAGCCTACGATGGGATCGTACTTCGTGGCTGTTGACTTGGCTGGCTTTGAGGAGGTTGCCAAACAGGCTGCAAACTCCAAGAAGAGGTTGGATGAGACTGCCATTGCGGTGGTCAAGGTCACTGATGACGGTAAGTGGTTTGTCCAGGAGATCGAGCATGGCCGCTGGGATATCCGGGAGACTGCCTCTCGCATTCTGATCAAGATGCGGGACTACAGGCCATTGAGCGTTGGCATTGAGAGGGGGGCACTGAAGAACGCTGTTTTGCCCTATCTAAGCGACCTGATGAGGAAGAACAACGTGTTTTCTCACATCGTTGATTTAACTCATGGAAACCGCAAGAAAACGGATAGAATCGTGTGGGCGTTGCAAGGCCGCTTTGAACACGGCAGAATTGTGCTCAATCAGGACGAGGATTGGGACACCTTTGTGGATCAGCTACTTCTGTTCCCGGCAAATGGTGTGCATGATGACCTCCCCGACGCACTTTCCTACATTGACCAACTCGCAGTGACTTCTTATTTTAACGAAGAAGATTCTGATGATTGGGAGCCTTTGGATGTTATAGCGGGGGTGTAGTGTGGCTGATGGATTATTTGGGACTGGAGCCTTTATAGGCAATCCAAACATTCAGCGTCAAGGCGCAAGAGCTAGGGAGTTGGCTCAGCGACGAGATGTCAATACGCTGCCAGATCCCAGGACTTATGCCGCTGTCACTGGTCTTTTTGGCACTGCTCCAGATCAAATGGGCTTTAGTGTTCTAAATCCTAAATACAAAGAGATCATGAATGTCGCAGAGCCAGCTTTTTGGGCTGGTACTGCATTAGGAGTCGCGCCACTGTTTGGAGCGGCAGTAAGAGGAGCAAGGCAAATTCCTGGCATGATCCAAGAAATGCGTCCTACTCCACTACCATTGCAATGGTATCACGGGACATCGCCAGAAGCAGCGGCGCAGATTAGACAATCTGGCCGATTTGATCCTACGGCGGGTAAACGCCAGTACGACTACTCTGAGTTAGGGCCAAACACTGTCTACTTTGCTCCAGAAGGAAGTTGGTGGCTTGATCCTAAAAAAGCAGCAGAAGGACGTGCTGCTTCGTACTCAGACAGAGTGGCAATGCAACTGGCTAAAAATGCTAACGTAAAAGTCATTGATTCGCCAGCACAATTTGACAAGATTGCTAGGTCTGTAGGCTATAGAGATGGAACAGAATTGCGTGATGCTTTGTGGGTAGACAATCTGCAATCTAGACAATACGCCACAGATGTTCGTCAAGGCACGTTCTCTGATTTTGTGAAACGTCGAATTGATGAAGTTAATAAATTTGGTTACGACATCAAAACAGTGCAAGAAGCCGCAGCACTAGATGAGCAAAGCGTTAAAGATTGGGTTGCCAATTCCCAGCGTCTTTATCAAATGTATAAGACATTTGAAAATCAGTACGATCAAGCAAATGCGGCAACGAATGCACTGTTAAAACAAGGGATTGATGGCTTGTATTTCTCTCCAAAATTTGCCAAACGCTCCTTCGATCAAGGATACGCTGGACAAGTAGCTTCAGATCAGTTGGGCATTTTTAGGCCCGGAGTGGCAAAAGTAGCCGATAATCCTACCTATAGAGATCCATTCGCGGATACGACGAGGTGATGTATGGAGCAAAACGAGTTCTACGAGCCGACGGAAAATGATAAGGAGCTGACGGCCTTTGTCGTAGACCACTGCGACCGCTGGCGCACCTATCGAGACACCAACTTCTTGGACTCGTACCTGGAATACGAGCGCATTTTCCGTGGCCAGTGGGCACCTGAAGACAAAGTTCGGGACTCTGAGCGCTCTAGGATCGTCACTCCTGCTACCCAGCAAGCCGTTGAGACCCGCCATGCAGAGATCATGGAAGCCATTTTTGGCCAGGGTGAGTTCTTTGACATCCAAGACGACCTCAAAGACGTAAACGGCAATCCTCTAGACGTGGCTGTCCTCAAAGCACAGCTCATGGAGGACTTCAAGCAGGACAAAATCAGAAAAGCTATCGACCAGATCGAGTTGATGGCCGAAATCTATGGCACTGGAATCGGTGAGATCGTCGTTAAGACCGACAAGATCTTCGAGCCTGCTACGCAACCCATTCCTGGACAGCCAGGACAGGCTGCAATCGGTGTCGTAGAGAAGAGTCGGGTGGCTGTTAAGCTCAATCCGGTCAATCCAAAGAACTTTTTGTTCGATCCAAACGGCACTTCCATTGATGACTGCATGGGTGTGGCCATTGAGAAGTACGTTTCGATCCACAAAATCGTTGAGGGCATCGAAAAAGGCATCTATCGCAAGGTCAACATCGCTCCTACCTACGAGGACACGGATCTTGAGCCTACACAGGAAGTAAGCCAGTACCAAGACGAGAAAGTTGTCCTCCTGACCTACTACGGTCTGGTGCCAAAAGAGTATTTGACGGAAAACGATGACGAAACTGTCGATCTTTTCCCTGAGGACTCGGCGGCAGATGAATACACGAACATGGTTGAGGCGATTGTTGTGATTGCCAATGGCTCTCTTCTGCTCAAAGCAGAGGAAAGCCCGTACATGATGAAGGACAGGCCCGTCATCTCGTACCAAGACGACACGGTGCCGAACCGTTTGCTGGGTCGTGGCACGGTTGAGAAGTCCTACAACATGCAGAAGGCTATCGACGCGCAGGTTCGAAGCCATCTGGACTCTCTGGCGTTGACAACCGCACCCATGATGGGTCTGGATGCCACTCGTTTGCCGCGTGGTGCCAAGTTTGAGGTCAAGCCTGGGAAGGCATTCCTGACCAACGGCAACCCTGCCGAGATCATGTATCCCTTCAAGTTCGGTCAGACCAGTCCTGAGAACTTGGCCACTGCCAAAGATTTTGAGCGTATGCTGCTCCAGGCAACTGGCACGATTGACAGTCAGGGGGTGGTGAGCAGCACGAACCGGGACGGCGCGGGGATGTCTGTGGCTGTGGCCACGATCATCAAGAAGTACAAGAGGACTCTGGTCAACTTCCAAGAGGACTTCCTGATCCCATTCATCCAGAAGGCGGCGTTTAGGTACATGCAGTTCGATCCAGAGCGCTATCCGTCGGTGGACATGCGGTTCATCCCGACGGCTACGCTGGGCATCATCGCCCGTGAGTACGAGCAGCAACAGTTCATCGGTCTGCTACAGACACTGGGGCCGAATACGCCTGTCCTGCCGCTGATCTTGAAGGGCATCTTGAACAACTCTAGCCTGACGAACAGGTACGAGTTGATCTCGGCTCTGGAGCAGATGAGCCAGCCAGACCCGCAGGCCCAGCAGATGGCTCAAGCCCAGCAGCAACTGGCGCTGCAAGCCGCACAGGCTCAGATTGCTGTCAACACTACGCAGGCAGAGCAGAACCGCGCAGAGGCTGCTAAGTTGATGACTGAGACGCAGTTGATGCCGCAAGAGGTTCAGGCCAAGGTCATCACGGCCACGACCAAGAATTTGCCGGCTGGCAACGAAAGTAACGAGTTCGACAAGCGTGTCAAGATTGCTGAGTTGATGCTTAAAGAGGCAGACATCAAGAACAAGTCCAAGATCGTCGAGTTGCAGATGTCAAAGATCAACGATACCGTCAGTGAGCTTGAGAATGACTTTCTGGGCGAGCTTACGTCAGAGTTGGGGGGCAAAAAATGATTGACCCCAACAGCATCGTAAAAAGCCTTGCGCTAGATACGCTGACTGCTAAAGAGCAGTTGGAAGTCCTTGCTGGCATCGAAAAGACCATAAAAAATTCCCGCGTACAACGGGCAGAGATGGTCAAGAGCAATGTGAACGTAGTCATTGATCTGCTCAAGAAGATCGAGGCTGACATTCGCTCTCGCTACGATGAGGTTGGCAATGCGATTGAGGCGCGTGTCGCAACTATCAAAGACGGTGCAGATGGCCGAGACGGAAAGGATGGCAGGGATGGTAAGCCTGGGCGCGATGGCCGCGACGGTGCGATAGGGCCGCGTGGGCAAGACGGTAAGGACGGCAAAGACGGGCAAGATGGCGTGTCGGTTACGGATGCCAAGATCGACTTTGACGGCAGTCTGATCATCACTCTCTCAACCGGGAGAGAGATCAACGTGGGCGAGGTCGTTGCGGCTGATCTGGCCGAGAAGATCCGCGTCACGATGTCCACCAACTCTACGGTGGCTATCCAAGACGAAGGATCGACCATCACCTCGGGTGTTCGCAACATCAATTTCACCGGCTCTGGCGTTACGGCTACGGCGTCGGGCGACAGCGTAACGGTCAATGTCTCTGGAGGAGGGGGTGGTGGAGGTGTAACCAGCGTCACCAGCACGGCCCCTGTCGTGTCTAGTGGTGGTACAACCCCGGCAATCAGTCTCGCAGCAAGCTACGGGGACACACAAAATCCATACGCCAGCAAAACAACTAACTTCTTTCTTGCTGCCCCAAATGGTTCGTCAGGCGCTCCTACGTTCAGGGCAATAGTGGCGGCAGACATTCCTACGCTGAACCAGAACACTACGGGCACCGCTGGAGGTATAAATAATGCTAGCACCGCTTATTACAACGCTACCGGAGGACACGAATTTACTGGTGACATTATTTTTGAAAATGATGTTGACATGCAAAGCGGGGCTACAGTAGGCAATGACCCTATTGTCACACTTGCTAACGCACAAACCCTAACCAACAAGCGAATCAACCCTCGTGTCAGCACCACAACTACGACAGCCACACTGTCGCCAGTCATTGCAGACTTTGACCAGTACAACTTGACCGCGCTAGCATCAGGACTGACCATCAACGCCCCCACAGGAACGCCGGTAGATGGCAATAAGCTTATCTTTAGAATTCTTGACAATGGCACTTCACAAACCTTATCTTGGAACGCCACTTACACCGTAATTGGAGTAACTCTCCCTACAACTACAACAAGTAACAAGATGACGTATGTCGGTTGCATCTATAACGCTGCAAATACTCGTTGGGATGTGATCGCTGTAACCACTCAGGCTTGATCATGAAAATCGACTTTGAATTCCAAACCCCACACGGTATGTTTGCTGATGCTTTGCATTTGCCTGATGATCACACCTTTACGGATGCTGAGATTGAGGCGATGAAGCAGCAGCGTGTGGACAACTGGATTGTCATCGTCACTGCCCCGCCTGTTGAAACTCCGCAGGAGTAAACATGGCCGACAGATTTTGGCGGGGTGGCACGGCGGCTTGGGACGGCACTGCTGGCACTAAATGGGCCGCAACGGTAGGCGGTGCCGGTGGCGCAAGTGTGCCTACGTCTGCTGACAATGTGTTCTTTGATGCCGCGTCGGGTGCAGTGACTTGCACTGTTACGGCAACGGCGAACTGTCTCAGTTTGAATTTCACTGGGTTCACAGGAACATTCGCCGGGTCTAATGCTATCCAAATAGCGGGAAGTTTGACTCTTTCCGCAAGCATGACATTGACGGCAACATCCACGCTGGCGATGACTGCTTCATCTGGAGCAATTTCAATTACGAGCGCCGGAAGAACAATCCCGGGGCAGCTTGTGACAGGTTCAGCTGGCGTATCAACAGCGACCTTTTCTTTGCAAGATGCTTTGTCGGTCACTGGAGCCTTAACCGTAACAGCAGGAACCTTCACCACCAACAACTTCAACGTCACTGCATCATCCCTGTCGTCTAGCAACAGCAATACCCGCACGATCAATCTGGGTAGCAGTACGGTAACTCTGAGTGGTTCTGCTTCTGTAGTGCAGTTTAGTGATACTACAGGGATGACATTCAACGCTGGCACATCAACAATCGTTTTGTCGTCTGCAACAAGCCCCAACCTGAATGTGGCGGCAACGGGGCTTACTTTCTATGATGTAAGTTTCACAGGGGCAAACGCAACGCAGCAGCAGGTGTCTGGCGCAAACACCTTTCGCAACTTAACCGTTGCAGGCCGTGCATCTGCTGGCATTAAGCTTTTTGTTGTTACTTCAAACCAAACCATCAACGGCACTTTGACGCTTTCTGCGGGAACCAACGTAACCATGCGTACCTTTGTGCGAACAGACGCCATTGGAACAACACGCACACTGACCTGTGCTGCATTTTCTGGCACTGACGCAGACTTTCGAGACATCATTATTGCAGGCGCAGCGGCTCCTGTCAGCGGCACAAGGCTGGGTGACTGCAAGGGCAACAGCGGCATTACGTTTCCTGCGGCTAAGACGGTGTATTGGGCATTTGCCACAAACTCATCAAATTGGGAAACAACCGTAGGTGGTATTGGCGGTTGGTCTGATTCCATTGGAGGCACACGAAACCTTATATATTTCCCACTTGCACAAGATACGGCTGTGTTTCCGTCAAGTGGCTTTATAAGTGGAGGCACGTTAACACTCGGAGCCGGCTACAACATCGGCACGATTGACATGTCTGCCCGTACCAGCAACACCATGACGCTGGCAACAGGTACGACAACACCAGCAATCTACGGCAACTGGATTAATGGCACTGGCACTACGCTGACGGGTACGGGAACGCTGACCTTTGCAGGGCGCGGCAACCAGACGATTACGAGTGCTGGCAGGACTTTTACGCAGCCCATAACGGTAAATAGTCTTGGCGGTTCGGTAACTTTGCAGGATGCTTACAACAGTAGCAGTTTAAGTTCTTCCGCAATTGTTTTAACGGCAGGCACTTTAGACGCCAATAACTACAATGTCACGATAGGTAGTGGCGGCGCCGCTTTTTCTGCTGGAACTACGTTTGCTAAAACCGTTGCCATCGGCTCCGGTACTTGGTCGCTCGGCAATTCAACCGCTTGGAACGTGATTACACCGACCAACCTGATTGTCACAGGCACGGGCACTATTAGCATACTAAACTCAACCGCGCGCTCCTTCATTGGTGGTGGTATCCAGACCTACCCAACACTGAATCAAGGCGGCACAGGCACTCTAACCGTTACAGGCTCCAACAAGTTCGCAGGGCTGACCAACACTGCCATTGGCCGCATTCAGTTCACTGGCGGTACGACCAACATCTTTAATGCTTTTAACATTTCCGGTGTTCTCGGCAACTTGCTGCAACTCGGCTCGACCAACACGACGCAAGCTATTTTGCAAAAAGGCAGTGCATGGTTGATGGGTGCAAACTCAACTGACGCC